TGGCCTTGATTAAGTAAGGTACCAGTGCGAATGTGTTATATGTATAAATCCCATCTGGACCCTCACGAAAAGCGTCTGGAGCGTACTTCTGCACATCTTGAGCCATGATACCGCATGAGATATCCTCTACCTCATTATTAAATTCTTTTCGGTAACTATACGTTTTCAAACGATTAATAACATCAACCCCTGAAACACTACTCTCTTGAATGTTTGATTTCAGTCTGCGGTCAGAAGTATCGTTCCAAGCTGGGAACCAATCTCTGGCACCACTGGCTTTTTCCAGATAAAAATAATCTTTACTACTTCGTCCAATCTTCTCGTATCCATTAGAATAAATCCAAGCACCGCCATCATAAAAAATTCTACCTGTAACGTTCAGGTCGCCGTGAACAATTGGTGTTTTCCAAAATTCAGCGGTATTCTTACAATACATCTTGCCATTATTTTTTACGAACCATGCATAGTATCCAGGTTCGTTCCAATTGTTTCCCCAGTTAACCCAGAGAGCTGATGCGTTGTCGCCACCTTCGCCATCTCCCATTCCAACTGAAAAGTGATTACGACCAGTTATCCAACGCCCATAACCTGAATCATGCGTTCCGAGCTGGAAGCCACCAATCCAGCCTTTATAACCCTCTAAAACAGTTGAGCTAGTAATAACCGACTCAACCTTAGTAGAGAAGATACGTTTAGAAGTCAGTTGTTCTATGAAAGCCTCATTCGCTATCATTTTTTTAATAAACGCATCGTCAAATCTCACTTTGTCAGCAGTCACTGCTTCAGCGTCTAATATCGTGGTTGTGACTGAACCAGCTTCAAAATTGGCCGTTTTCAGCTTATCAACCATAGCAGACTTGATAACTGCATTATCAATCAAGGTATCTCCAGTTATATGGGTCAATTTACCAGTGATACGGTTGTGACCTGTAGCACCAAGGTTGATTCCAGAAATGATATCTCCAGCTGAATTTATGTTTTGAACCACCCACGAACCTGCCAATTGGGTTTGGACTGTGCGGACTGCTTCGTTAGCGTCTTCTGGAGACGGTTGCCAAGGGCGGATTGTTGTGCCTTCATAGACATCCACATCTCCAAATAACAGCATTGCGACATTGCTATCGGTTGTCCCATTGTTGTCAATGCGGATAAATCCTTCATCGCATTCTCCTGAATTAAACGTATAATTCTTTCTAACTGCTTCATCTGATGAAAATTTAGTGTTATCAACCAACACTTCCACTCTTGTGAATGATTGAGTTTCTCCAGTTTTACGACCAAGGAAATAAATGGTTGCTCCCTTCATATTCCAAGTATTGAAGGCTGTCAAAGCTACTGTATAATTTGTGTTCCGTTTTAAAGAAAATCGAATTGTTGAAGCTGGAACGCCCACTCTCGTACTATTTTCTAGGAAGAAAAGTTTTCTCTTTTGATTATAAAAGAAAAGGTGCGTTCCTACTTTTATGGCAGGATTTTGACCAATTTCCCAATATCCCCAATTGCTAACGTCGGATGGATTACCGCTGTTTTTAATAAGGTTAGGTCCACCTTGAAATGCATACTTCCCAACTTCAACCTGAAATAGTTGATTAGTTAGAGCCATACGAGCAACCTTGTTTGAGATGTCATTCTCGTTGCTACCGATGATGCGTTCATACAGCTGACTAGTTTCCTTCACACGTTGGAAGTCGCTCTGATTTGCTTTGCCATTTATTTGGCTAGAAATCGTAGCAAACCGACCGTCTACAGTTTCTTTGAATTCGGCCAGCTTCTGCCTAACGCCTTCCTCTACATCACCTTTAGCAGGTAGCCAATGTACCAAAGGAATAGCACCACGAACAAGTGTCGCCCAATGCATATTCCCTTTTGATTCATACGGGTCAGAAGACAAAGTGATTTCAGTACCAGCTGGGATTTCTTGAGTGGGTGTAAATTGCACCATCCAGGCGTCTATTGCCTTATTATAAGTAAGACGTCGCCAATTCCCAATTCCGTCTAGAAAAGTGTGACCAGCCGCATTCTCTCCGTGCCAATATTTCGTTACAAGAGTATAAGTCTGATTTGCTTGCAAGGTTTCAACAAGTCTATATCGTTTATCATGCTGGTTATAAAAACCGTCATTACTATTTTTCAGCAAGTTTCCACTTGTTCCAAGAGAGAGGCTTTCCAATCGTCTTTCAACACCCTGAACGCTTTCTTGGAAAGTACTTTTACCAACAAAATCCCTTGTTACATCTTCACGAACTGCTCTAGCCTGACTAGCACTTTCTTCACGAGCATAACGCTTTAAATCATCTTGTCTTTGACCGTCATTATCGACATAGGTTTCAACCTTGGTGATTTTTGTGGATAACCCTTGGGCAGTCTTTTCAAACTCGGTCTTAGCTGCATTGATTTTTCCAAGCGTATCAGTTGATAGGCTTTCAAATTTTTGCCTTAATGCTCTTTCAGTCTGTTCGACTGTAGCATTGTCCGCTTTACCAGCTAGACTTTGTTGTAACTCAGACTTGAAGCGATTTACATTCTCTGATAAATCACGTTGAGCCTTGCTTGACTCTTGTTTGAATTGGTTCATCTCAGTAGACGACTGATCAGCGATAGTCTTAGCTTCGTTAGCTAGAGAACTACTTGCCCCAGCTTTTTTCAATGCTTCTTCAGCCTTACGCTTAGCTTCTTGTATAGAAGCATTGTCGAAGTTTTGGAACCGTTTATCGATTTCACTTGAGATGTCTTGCTTGACTTCTTCCGCCTTGGCCTTATACTGCTCGATGGCATCCGTGATAGCTTTCTCACGCTTGGCAAACTCAGCATCAAACGCACGGTCAGCGTTAGCGATTGCACGTTCCAGCATAATGTCAAATTGTGTTTCTTGCTTGTCCAAGATTGCGTTTGCTACTGCTGACACTCCACCACTATTTCCCCCTGATTTTACTTTGTCATCAAAGGTAATGGTTAGATAGGCACCCTGTCCATTGTTTGCCAAACAGTCATACTCGTAGGCAATGGCTTTCTTATAAACGTCCACATTGTGCTTATAACTTTTCAGGTTAACTGTATCACCCATATGAACAGTCTGGCCATCAAGCTCGTAGGCTTCAATCTTAATGGCATCTGTAGCCTTATCTATGTGTTCGTTAGTAAATTTAGCACTAGCCCACTTTGTCAACTCCTCAACGGTTTGAATGTTGTTATTCGTATAACTTCTTTCGTTGATGTAAGGGTAAGCACCAATCAACGGACTATCAACCGTTATGGCAATTGTTGTGTCTTCCTTGGCTCCCTCGGCCTTAAATGTAGACTTAGCATGGATCCGAGTAACAACATTTTGTGAGTTTTTGGTTCGTTGATAGGATTTAAGGTTTTTGTGAGTAGAGATGATAACACCTCTGTCCTCTCCTCGATTTCGCTTGATTGAGATAGCGAAATTATCCCGAACCATCTCTCCTTCCCATGTTCCAACAATTGAGTGAGCGCCATCCATCAACACGCTATAGAGTGTTTCTACTTCTTTCGTGTTGATGGTTCTCCTATCCGTGATATCACTGGTAAATGAAAAATCGTTGATAGGAGACTTAGCAACCTGTACCAATTGAGAAAGGGCCTGCCAGCAACTCTGCTTATTGACAGACAGAGGATTGATAGACCGCTGCATGACATCATCAGTAATGTGGTAAGCAGTGATTTCTAAATGATCATCATTCTCTACTGGCTTCTTGATACGGAACAACTGAGGGCCAATCACAGGAGCTGATGCTTTAATCAACATATCTTCACGGAAAAGTTGATAAATCTCAGAGTCGGTGATAGGGTAGCGAAGAGTGAGGGTAAAATCCCCGTTCATTTGCTCTTTTATGATTGCTGAAGTCGCTTCATGCAGTGGAATACCGTTCCATTTAACGTTACGAGTATCACTTTCAAGCAAATATAGCATTATGCCCACCCCCAAACTGTCTCAATCGTCATGGAACTGATGCCATCACCTAAAACAATCCCAACATCTTGTTTTTTGATTGGGTCAATCGTGATAAAATCCCCTGTCCACTTAATTCTGGAACCTGTTCCGTCCAAGAAACTCGGGTTGTTAGGGTTATTTACCATGATGGCTCTTCCAGACAGTCTTTCTAAGCGAATGACCTGCCTATCCACTGTAAAACTAACTTCAGTCGTACTCTGGCCGGTTATGGTAATTGTCGGAAAAGCCAAAGCAGAGCCCTTGGTTCTTAAAGTGCCACTTCTTGAGAAGGTCTGATTATCCGTAGCTTTAAAAAATTTTGTAGGATGACACTCAAATGTTACTTTGAGCGCATAATATCCTGCACGATTTCTAGTAGTCTCGGAAATTTTTACCTTGTAACACCACATCTTAGTGGTTTTGACACGTTCACTTTCAAGCCAAAAGTTTTCCCTGGCAAAGAGAGCCAAGAAACGGTTCAAGTCCTCTTCCTTTGGTTTTACTAAGTGAAGTGTGTAGGATTTTTCAACCATCCCTCTATGATGATTGGTTTGCAGGATGGCTCCGCTGATCCCATCATGCTCCCATAGCTTTGTCTTACTATTGGCAATCACAATGGATGGAGCTTCTTCTACAATCACATCAAAAGGAAAAGAGGAGGTTGCTACACCATCAATCACCAATTCATTATGTTTGATCATGCAATTCCTCCTCTAAGTTGTGTTTTCCGTTGCAGTTCATCCGCAATCTTTTGAGCGACAACGTCAGCAATGCGATTGATATCCATCTCTTCGCTGATGTTATTTCCGCTAATGCTGACATTGATAACAGGAGACAGACCTCCCATTGTTTGAGCGATTCCACGACCAATAGCTCCCAAGGTTCTTTCGTTCAGTGGTAAGACAGCTTCGTTTCCAGCCTCTCCACCAACCATCAGGCTATTTCCGTTTGAACCGAAAACAGTCGGCTTGGTCAAGATACCGCCTTTGGCATACCACTCTACGCCAATACTTGGCAACCCATTACTCAACCAGTCAACTGGGTTAAGAGAACCGCTAATACTAAAGTGTGGTAGAGGGATATGAGGCCATCTAAATTCAAAGTTAAAGAATCCCTTAATAGCTTCAATTGCACTACCAACTAAATCCTTAGCCCCGTTAATAGCATTGCCGATTGTATCTTTAATACCGTTCCAAATGCTACTTGCGGTTGACTTGATACTATTCCATATATTGCTAATCGTATCTCTTATACCGTTAAAGACACTTGAGACTGAGCTTGAAATACCATCAAATATTCCTGAGAGAGTAGATTTGATACCATTCCAAACAGTTGAAGCAACCGTTGAAATAGTGTTCCAGATGTTAGACAATACCTGCGCTATGCCATTAAAGATAGTACTAACGACGCTTGCAATCCCATTCCAGATTGTTTCTCCGACGCTCTTAATGGTTTCCCAAGCACCCGACCAGTCACCAGTAATGATCTGCATCACTGCCTTGATAATGCCCAAAACAACGTTGATAGCTGTTTCAACTACCGTTTTAATCACTTCCCAAACTGTAGAGGTGATAATCTGAATATTATTCCACTCTCCCTCTATAAGAGGACCTAGAACAGTCATAACAGCGCTAATGATAGCGGAAATGCCATTCCAGACAGCATCCGT